CGACACCCGCGCTTCCAACTGCGCCAGCGCGGTCTGCGCCAGCAGCGGCGAGGCGAACTTCTCCGCCGCCAGCAGCTTGACCACCTCGGCCCGCGCCAGCGAATCACTGCGGTCGAGCAGGCTGCTGACGCGGTCGGCCACGCCCAGCGCGTCGAAGCGGCTGTCGACGATGGCGTCGGGCGTGGGCCCGTCGCTGCGCAGCACCACCGCCACGCCCTCTTGTTCGGGCCGCAGCGCCACGCTGCGGCGGCGGGCGTACCACAGCACCTCGGTGGTCGACAGCAGGGCCGCCCAGGCGGCATCGGCGGGATCGACGGTGGAGACCGGCACGATGCCGGTGCGCACCAGACGCGCGGTTTGCAGCAGCTTGAGCGTGTCGGCCGGCGTGCGCCGCGCCACCAGCTTGGTGGCGGGCGCCACCAGGGGGCGGGTCAGCCGCTGCTGCAGCGCCTGCACGCGTGCGGCCAGCGCCTCGCGCGGCACCGGCACCAGGATGGCCACCGACGTGGACGCCTGCTCGGCGGCGGTCAGCGACAGGTCGATGGGCGGCAGGGTCAGCGATTCCTCGACCAGCACCGGGATCTCGTCCTCGGGCACCAGGGTCAGTTCGGCGCTGACGCCCGGCGGCAGCCAGCTCTGGCTGAAGTCGCGGGCGTCGATGGCCGCGGCCGGGAGCGGGCCGGCCGGCGGCAGCGCGGCAAACCAGGCCGCGGCGCTGGGCCGGGCGCCCAGCGGGCGCGCCATCACATCGGCCAGCTGGCTGCGGTACTGCGCCAGGTGGGCCTCGCGCAGCAGTCGCGGCGCAAAGCCGAAGCCCAGCACGTCGGCATGGGCCTGGCCGGCGCGGCGCCGCACCAGGTGGGTGTCGATCCACAGCACCTGGTCGCCGGCCAGGGCCAGCACGGCGATGGGCAGCACCTCGGCCGGCAGGGCCGGGCCGGCCTGCTGCACGAAGACCTCGCGCGCCAGGTCGCCGCGCAGCGTCTGCAGGCGCTCGGCCGGGGCGTCGCGCAGGTGGTGCAGGGTCAGCGCGCTGGCCTCGACGATGTCGCCGGCCTCCACCACACGCTGCGCATCCAGACTCGTCGGGTACGCGGCCACCGGGTTGGCCGCGAATTCCAGCGGGCGCAGGCCCAGCACGAAGACGCCGGTGCGGTTGCGCAGCGGCGGCGCCGGCCGGCGCGCCGTGCCCAGCTGCTGCGCCAGCGTCTGCAGCGTGAACAGCTGGGCCAGCGACACCCGCACCTCGCCGGTCAGCGCCACCAGCTCACCGGCGCTGGTGGTGCCGAAGCCGGCCCCCACGCGCAGCTCGGTGCCCACGCTGCCGGCGGCCACGTCCAGCCCTTCGACCACGCCCGCGCCCAGGCCGCGCGCAAAGCCGGCCTGGCGCGCCAGGAAGTAGGCCTGCTCGCGTGTCAGGTCACGCGCGGCGAGGAACTTGCCGTCGAACCAGCGCGGGCGCACGCGGTGCGATTCCTCCACCAGCAGGTTGGCCTCGCGCAAGGTTCGCGCGGTCTCGGTGTCGATCACGGTGCGCTGCGTGCCGCTGGCGGCACCCAGGCGGACCAGCGGGATGTTGGCGATCGGCATGGCAACCTCCGTTCAATTGCGGCGCCGCACTTCGTGCGACCTGGGACCGATGACGCAGTCGCAGCCAGCGACCGCCGCGGAACCGGCTCCGCCGGGCCGCTGGCGGTGCCCCCTTGAGGGGGCGCGCGAAGCGCGTAGGGGGTGAGTCATATCAGCGCAGCGAAGGCATCGGCCGGCACCGCGAAGCGCCGGCTGCGGTTGTCGATGCGGGTGGCGTCCAGCGTGGCGAAGTCGGGGTCGGGTTTGGCGCCCGGCGTCACGTCGTCGGGCAGCTGCAGCGTGGGAATGCGCAGCCGCGCCAGGAACAGCGCCGTGGTGTCGACCAGCGCCAGGCCCGCGCCATGTTCGGGCAGCGGCGGCAGCACCGTGCTGTCGGGCCGGGCCAGGTCGTGCGCATGCGGGTTGGCCTCGGCCCAGCCGTCGAGCAGGGCATCGGCCAGGGCGGTGGCGCGGTCGGCCTCGGCCACCCCTTCCAGCGCCTGGAAGCGCGAGGTGGGCAGCATGGCAGTGTCGGGCGCGCTGCGCGCATCGGGGCGCAGCACGATGTCGAAGCGGAAGGCGTCGCGCAGGCGGTTGGGCACGGTGGCATCGGTGGCGTCGAAGGCGCCCTGGGCGAAGCTGGGCGTGCGCCCGCGCGCCACCGCGGCAAAGCGCAGGAAGAGATCCACCACCACGCCCTGGGCGCCATGGGCGGCGCGCAGCTCATCGGCCGTGCGCGCCGCCCACCACGGCTGCAGCCGCAGGCACCAGGCGCGCGGCACCTCGATCAGCCGGCCCAGGCGGTCGATGGCGAGACCCGGCAGCACCTTGAGCTCATGCACAGTGCCGGCGGCGTTGGCCTCGACCACCGCCCGCAGGCCGACCAGGGTGCCGCTGCCGGCCAGGTAGGCCAGGGCGCGGGCCAGGCGGGCACGGTGGTAGGTCTGCTCGTCGCGGAAGTCGTCGGCGCCCAGCAGCACGCCGGTGGCGTGGTAGGGCCGGTCGGGCGCCACCGGCACGGCCAGGGTGTCGGCTTCCTCGTTGGCGGCGGTGAGGGTGGTCATGGGATGCGTCCTGGCCGGGTGGCGGGCGTGGGGGCGACTGGCGTGCGCAGGCGGATGGGCGGCGCCGTGGGGCTGCGCACGGTGACGGTCAGCACATCCGGCGCACTCTCGTTGCCGTCGCCGTCGATCACCACCAGCGCGAAGCGGTGCTGGCCGGCGGCGAGCTTGTTCTCGACCAGCAGCGTGGCCGCCTTCGACTCCAGCGGCCTGCCCAGCGGCAGCACGGCCATCGTGGTCACCGCAGGTTGGGGCCGAGGTAGGTGAAGCGGTAAGCCTTGATCTCGCCGCCGATGTCGAAGGACCGGGCGCCGGTGAGCTCGAAGGGCTTGCCAAGGTCGGCGATGGACGGGCCGTTGAGCACCGCCGTCGGCCGCTCGCGGTCGGCCACGATGACGTCAATCACGTCGGGCGCCGAGACATTGCCCGAGTCGTCGACCACCTCCAGCTGGAAGCGGTGGCGACCACGCGGCAGCGGCTGCTGCGGGTCGACATCGACCACGATGGTCGGCTGGTCGGTTTCGAACGGGACATTGATGTCGAGCTTGGCCATGGCGCCTCTCCTTCAGGGTGATCAGGTGGGCAGACGGGTGAAACGCCAGCGTGCAATCGCACCGCCGGCAGGGGGATCGGATGCGGTGCCGTCGAGCAGGATGCGACCGCCCTGCCCCGGCTGCGGTGTGGCGGCGGCGCCCTGCAGCCGGGCGCGCGGCACGCCGTCGTGGCCGACCAGGGTGGCGCTGTCGTCCAGCCGCGGGTCGAGCGCGCCACCGCCGGTGATGCGGTCGCCCCGGCCGATGCGGCTGCGCTGGATGCGCACCGGCTGCAGCGGCAGCGGCGCACGCAGGTAGCTGTCGACGCCGACCAGCGACGCGATGCCCTCCAGGAAGGGCTCGCGCGCGGCAATCACCTTCAGCGCCACATGGGCCGGCGCCACCTCGTCGGCGACGCTGCGCACCATGTCGACCAGCGTGGCGTCCAGACCTTCATGCACCAGCACGGTGGCGCGGTGGGCGGTGCGGTCATGGACGCTGGCGACGGTCAGCCGCTCGGCCTCGTTGTCGATCTCGTCGCCGAACAGGGCCAGGAACTCGCGCCGGACCTGCGGGTCATCGGCATCGCCCAGCACCAGGGTGTCGCCGACAAAGGCGTTGCCCGAGACGATCAGGCCCGGCAACAGCGGATCGTCGGCACGGCCCAGGTCGATGCCGATCAGCGTGGCCAGCGTGCGGCGCAGCAGGTGGTCTTCGACGATGACGATGCGGCCTTGCGCCACGGCGCCACCGGTGGCGACGTCGAGTGCGCGCCGCAGGCCGGCCAGCGTGCCGCGCTCGGTGCGCAGCGTCGGCGCCTGCTGCAGCCAGGCACGGCGCCGGTCACGCGGCAGGCGGGCGGGGAAGCGCTCGCCGGTCCAGCGCGCCAGCCAGTCGAGGGCGTCGTCGGGCGCACTGGCCGGGCTGGTCAGCACGCGGGCATCGGCGATGCGGTCTTCCAGCGGCGTCAGCACGCCCTCGAACAGCGCGGCGAAGCGGTCGAGAAAGTCGTGCCGCGTGGCGCGGCCGGTGGCCTCGCGGTCGAACACCGCGTCGTCGCGGTACAGCTCGGGCAGGTAGCGCCGCACATGCGAGAACCGGCCGCCCCAGGCACGCAACCCAGCCACCAGCGGGCTGGCGCGGCCATTGCCCAGCAGCGTGAGCCGCAGCCGCAGGTGGCGGCCACGCAGATCACGCAGCTGCATGCCGGCGCGCTGCACCAGCACGCCGAACAGGCCCACACGCCCCGCCTGCGGTGCGCAGCCCAGCAGCGAGCCGTGGTGTGGCAGCTCGCTGGCCTGCGGGCACCAGGCGGCGCGGGGGGTGTCGGCCGGCAGGTCCAGCGCGGCCAGCGCGCTGGCGTCGCCGAAGCCATGGGGCGACCAGCGTGGCGGCGTGGCGGGGTCGTCCAGCGCCTCGGCGTCGTCGTCGGCGGCCAGCTCGACCAGCACCGCGCAGCCCGGCGGAATCACCGCTTCCAGGTACAGCCGGTGCCACACCAGGTCGGGCGTGCCGGTATCGACCGGCCGGCCCAGCGCCACGCCGGTGGCGGCAAAACCGCGCCAGGCCAGCGGCACGAGGGGCCGGCTGAAGCGCACGCCCGGGTCCAGGCTGGCCGCAGGCACGTCGGCACTGGCCACCAGCGGCAGCCGCGGCGGCCAGTCGGGGCCCGCGACGAAACCGCCCGGCGCCGCGTCGGCGCAAGGCCAGCGCTGGCCCAGCGGCGCGGTCGACGGGCCATCCGCCGCGTAGACCAGCACCTCGGCCAGGTCGCTCACTTTCAGCGCCAGCTGCAGCTCGTCGATCCAGGCGACGGCATGGGCGTACGCGGCCTCGTCGAGCATGCGGCGTGCCGAGAGCCGGCCCCCATCGACCACGCTGAGCTGCAGCACGCCGTCGGCACCCCAGGCGATCACCGCCAGCCGGCCGGCCGCGCTGGCGGCCAGTGCCACCGGGCGCGTGAACGCATCCAGCAGGCCGGCGTCGAGCAGTTCGATGCGGGCGTCGTCGGAGTTCTCGGGGTCGGGGCGGAAGGTGCCGCTGTCGTCGACCACATCGCCCCGGTCGGGGAACGGCGTGCCGGCGATGCGTGCCAGGCGCCGGTTGACCCGGTCCAGCGCCCAGCGGCCACCCTGGCCGTCGCAGGCCAGCGCGTGCGGCGTGAAGCCGGCCGGCAGCTCCAGCCGCAGCGGGCCGTGGCGGCCACGCAGGTCGACCAGCTCGATGCGCTCGGCAAAGGCCAGCAGCAGGCGGTCGTCGTGGTCCAGCGCCATGGCCAGCGGCGCGCCCGCGCCGGCGCTGGCGTAGCGCGGCGCCTCGCCCGGGAAGGCGCCGAAGCCGGTCAGCAGGTTGCCCACCGGGTCCCAGCGGCCATGGGTGCCGAAGCGGTCGTGCAGCAGCGGCAGCCCGCCCAGCTCGGTCTCGGCCCGCTCGGCGCGCACGATGCCGGGCAGGCGCGGCACGGCGCCGCGTTCCGACGCCAGGGCCAGCACCGTGTCGACGCCGCCATGCACGGCATCCCGGGCGGCAATGGTGCAACCGGCGCCCGTCACCCAGTCACCGGGGCGGGACCAGAGCCAGAAGGGTTGGCCGTTGCTGTCCATGTCAGCACAGGTCCACGATGACCGGCACCGCGACGCGGGTGCCGTTGCCGCCGCCAGTCGCGTCGCTGCCCAGCCGCGTCGGCACGGTGTTGCCGGTGTCGACCACCACCTGCATCAATTCGGGCAGCTGCCAGGGCTGGATGGCGACCTGCTGGCCGCTGGCATCACGCGGCGCCAGCACCCAACCGCCCGGCACGCCGGGTCCGCCGGTGAACAGGTTGACGCCGGCCACCGTGGCGATGCCGGGCACACGCGCGGCCTCGACCTCCAGCTCGCGGTCGGACACCGGCCGGCCCAGCGGCCAGCCGCCGCCGTCGAAGCCACCCGGCGCCAGCGGCCACAGCAGGCGGCGGATGGCCTGGCGCACCGCCGCCAGCGTGGCGTCGGGCGGCGCGCCGTCGCGCAGGCCCACGGCCACCGCCACGGCGATGGGCACGTATTCGCAGCCGATCACGTTCAGCTCGGTGGCCAGCGGCCGGCGCGGCTCCAGCCAGGCGTGCACGGCCTCGATCAGCGGCCGGTCGGCGCGCGGGTTGGGTGCCTGGCCGACCGCGCCATCCACCGTGCCCGGCAGCACCATCACGCTGACCACGCCGGGGATGCCGAAGGCGCGCTGGCGCGGCGCAAAGCGCGGCAGCACCTCGACGCGGCCCACGTCCATGCCCGGCGTCTCCCGGGCCAGCGTGGCGTAGTCGTCGGCCGTGACGGCGCGGTCGCGGTGGCGCAGCAGGGCGGGGATGCGCGCCTGCGCGGCGTCCACCGTCTCGGCGTCCTCGCCGCCGGCGGTGGCCAGCGGCTGCAGCACCTTCAGGTTCGACACGACTTGCCCGCTGCCGCCATCGGCCGCGATGGTGGTGGCGCTGATGTCCTTCAGCACGCCCGGCGGCAGGTTGCCGGCCCGGCCGCCGCCGGCACGCGCCGTCACCAGGCGCACGCGCGATCCCGCCGCCGGCAGCCGGCCGCGCATGCCGTCGCCCAAGCGCAGCTCGCCGGCCTCGGCATCCAGCTCGTAGGCGCGGGCGTCACGCGCCACGTCGGCGCGGTGCGACAGCAGGGCGAGGTCGTCGACCCGCTGCCAGGCGTCGTAGCCCTGGCCGGGCTCGGCCACCTCGATCTGCAGTGAGCCGGCATCGACATTGCGCAGCGGCAGCGTGATGCGCTCGCCCGGGTTGCCGCTGGTCTGCGCCACCACCAGGCCGCGGCTGGTCACCAGCTGCTCGATCTGCACCGCATGCAGGCCCGCCCAGGCGATGCGCAGGCGCTGCACGCCGGGGGCGGCCTTCAGCCGCAGCCAGGCCACCAGGCGCTGCTGGCGGTCGGGGTCGTCCAGCCGCGGCGGCTCGTCGTCGACACCGGAGCGGGCGTCGATGCCGCGCGCCGCGCTGCCCACGCCGATCAGCTCACGCCCCGGCATCGCCAGGCGCACGATGCCGGCGCGGCGCAGGCCGTCGGTGCCGTCGGCACCAGCCTCGCGGGCCAGGTCCAGGGTCTGGTAATCGGTGGCAGCGGGGTTGGCCCCATCGGCGACCGAGACCTCCCAGGTCGAGGCGATGCGCTCCCGCTCGCCCACGGGCTGCTGGTCATCGGGCACGGTCAGCGCCGGCACCAGGCCGACGTTCAGCGGCCGGCGCTCCAGCTGGGCGGCGCAACGGTCACGCAATGCGGCCAGCACCTCGCCGCCCTGCGGCTTGGGTGCCAGCAGCGCGATCCACAGGCTGGCGTCGACGCTGTCGGCCACGATGTCCACGCCCGCCGGCACCGCGCCGTCGGCGAACAGGGCTTGCGTCTGGTACGCATCGAGCGAGCGACCGCCGTAGAGCTGGCCCAGCTGCGCCAAGGTGTCGGCCAGCTCGGGATGGGTGTCGGCGCCGACACGCTGCTTGAGGTAGACCTCGCCGGCCACCGGCGCCACATGCACCTCCTGCAGCGTCTCGAACGGCACCGGCCGCGCCAGCGTGGCACGCGCCGCCAGGGCCAGGGTCTCGCGGCCGTCGTCGGGCAGGCGCAGCGCCACCAGGCCGCGCGCCGGCCGTGCCGGTTTCAGGCCGATGCCCAGCAGGTTCAGGAAGACGCGCCGCTGCCGCTCGGGCACCTGGTTGGCGCGGTACAGCAGGGTGTCGCCCAGCCAGGCGAACAGCTCGATCAGCGTGCGGCCGGGGTCGCCCACGGCCGGGTGCGTCCACTCCGGCGTGTGCGCCGGAATGCGCGCCAGCAGCTCGGCGACCAGGTCGTCGGCGCGGCGGTCGTCGAGCAGGGGGACGGGCAGCGGCATGCTCAGTTCCCTCCCAGAGTCAATGCCAGACCAAGGCGGCCCGGCTCGCCCGTGCGCCGCAGCCGGTAGTGCACGGCCACATGCACCACACGCGGGTCGTCGCTGTCCTCGTCGACGTCGATGCGGTCGACTTGCGCCCGCGGCTCGTGGCGGGCGATGGCGGCGGTCACGCGCTCGTGGATGCGGGCCCGCACCGCCAGCGTGTTGGGCTCGTTCAGAAAGTCCTGCAGGCCGGCACCGTAGTCGCGGTGCAGCATCAGCTCGCCCGGGCGGGTGGCCAGCACGCTGCGCAGGCCATCGGCCACGCTGCGCGCCAGGCCGGGCCAGGCCCAGCGGCCGTCGGCGTCGGGCCCGCCCAGCAGCGGAAAGCCGATCGGCGGCGCCAGTTCAGGCGGAAGCGGTCGCTCGGCCATCGCGTTACTTCCGCTTCGGGATGGGCAGGCAGATCTTCACCAGCGGCAGCCAGAAGAAGACCAGGTTCAGCAGCGCCAGCACCACGTTGAGCAGGATGAAGGCGCAGATCGTGATGATCGGAATCGAGAACGAGCAGATCCAGCCCAGGCCGATGTCGCCGCCGTCCTTGGGCGCCTTCAGCAGGTCCTCGGGCTTGTTGCGCATCAGCAGGTTCTGCAGCGCGGGCGGCACCTCGAAGGCCACATTCGGCTTCATCGCGGCCAGCGAGGCACGGTCGAAGGCCGGCAGCGTGATGCGGGCCTGCGGCGCGCCGGTGGATGCAAACCAGGGTGCAACGCGGTAGCGCGGCGTCATCGCGCTCCACACCAGGCGCGGCGGGCAGCCGGGTTCACCCCGCACGCGGATGAAGGCGCGGATGGCGTAGACCGATGCCGCATCGTCGAAGCGGCCGACCAGGGTGCGGGCGTCGGCGGCGCGGGCGGCCAGCACGTCCAGCGCGGCATCGGCGAAGCGCGCGGTCCAGCCGTCGGGCACCGGGCCGAAATCGTCGGGCATGGCCACCGGCGGCGCGCCGTCGTCGGTGGCCACCCGGGCGCAGGCGGCGACGAAGGCCCGCGCGCCGCTGGTGTCGCGCACAGTGCGCAGGCCGTCGCTGCGCTGCCAGCCGATGGCGACCTCGTCGAACAGCGGCAGCAGCGCGGCGCCGCGGCCGTTCAGGTCGAACTCGAACGCCAGCTGGCGGATGAAGGCCACGAATTGCTCTCGCCGCAGCGCGTCGGCAGCGCCGTCGGGCAGGTCGTCGGTGTCTGCATCCAGCGGGTCGGTGCCGGCCAGCCAGCTGGCATCGAAGACGCCGCGCGCGCCCGGCAGGGGCCGCAGCGTGCGGCGCGACAGGTAGGGCGAGAGATGGCCGAGGAAGGCGTCGCGGTCGGCCCCCGGCACCCGCGCCGGGCGGTAGTCCACCGCTGCGGGCTCGACCATGCGCCGCGCATCGCCGGTGGGCACCACGCCCCACAGCAGGCTGCGCCGGGCGTGGGCATTGACCTCGGGCAGCAGCGCGTGCAGCGGGTTCACGGCCTCGGCCGGCAGCACGCCGCGCAGCGCCGCCAGGCGGGCATCGACCACCGTGCTGCCGGTGCGCGGGGCGCGGCGGCGCGCCGGCTCGGGGTCGGCGTCGAAGGCGGCGGCGTTGGCGAAGCCGCGCCAGCCGCCTGGCCCGTCCTGCCAGCCTTGCCAGTGGCGGGGATCGTCCAGCGCCACAGCGTCAGGTGATGCCGGCCCCACCCAGCGCCGGACCACGAAGCCGCTGGATTCGATCTTGCGCGGGTCGAGCCGGGGCGTGCCGAACAGCGCGCAGTGCGTGTCCAGCAGCACCAGGTTGAAGCGCCGGTGGATGGGCTGGAACAGCGATCGCGGCGCCTGCACGCCACCCGCATAGGGCAGACGCGGAATGGCGAACTGCGCCGGCCAGCCGAAGCGCGGCCAGTGCGCGCCGGTGATCGCGTCGTTGAGCGTCGCCACGAAGTCGTCGGCCTCGACATCGACCAGCACGGCCGGCGCGCCCGGCTGCTGCGGCGACGGCCCGCCGATGGCGACCGGGTGGTGGCCATCGGCCGTCATGTCATCTCTCCCCATTGGCCTGTGCACGCGCGATGGCGCAGGTCGAAGCAAGCGATCGCCGTGGAGCCGGCTCCGCCGGGCCGCTGGCGGTGCCCACTTGAGGGGGCGCGCGAAGCGCGTAGGGGGTGGGCCATGTTCACCAGATGTTCCCGGCACCGGGCGTGTACGAGCTGGACACCACGGCGTTGCTGATCAGCGTGTCGCACTGCACCACGCCGCTGAATTTCGACAGCCCGGCATCGACCTGCACCATGCCGGCGCTGACCTTGACGTTGGCCGCGTTGACCGTGACCTTGGCCGCCGCGGTGATGGTGATGCCGCCGGTCTCCAGCTTGATGCTGTTGCCGTTGGCGTCGCTCAGCGTGCATTCGCCCGGGCCGTCCTTCAGCTGCAGCACCTGGCCGCCGGGCGTCTCCAGCTTCAGCGTCTCCTGGCCGCTGGCGTCGTCCAGCGTGATGGTCAGGCCGCTGCGGGTGCGCAGCAGCTTCCTTTCGTTGCTGTTGGACGCTGCCGCCGGCGGCTTGGCCGCGCCATGCCACAGCGCGCCCAGCACCACCGGCAGGCGCGCATCGCCCTGCACGAAGGTCACCGCCACCAGGTCGTTGACCTCGGGCACCCACCACAGGCCGCGGTCGTCACCGGCATGCGGCACCACCAGCATCGCCCACAGCGGCAGGTCCTGGCCGTCGATGCCGTCGCAGCCCTGCAGGCGGATGCGCACGCGCCCGCGGCCGTCGGGGTCGGCCAGGTCGACCACCCGGGCCAGGAACACGCCGCCGCCCAGCCAGGCCGGGCTCAGCGCCGGCGGGTTGCCGGCGGGCGCGAGGGTGAAGGGCGTACGGTCCATGCTCGCTCACCCTGCCAGGTAGGCGCACTCGCCGACGAAATCGGTGCGGTAGCCGCTGACCGTGTCGAAGCGGTGCCGTGCCTCGACCACCGCATAGGTGTTGTCGAAGCGCTGGCCGGTGCCGCGCAGGCGCACGCGGCTGCCCACGCGCAGCGCGGCGTTGCCCTCGGCCTGCCCATGCGCGCGCACGAAGCGGCGGGCGCGCTGGTCGAAGGCCGTGTCGGCCAGGGCCTGGGCCTCGGCCTGGCTGGCGCAGGGCAAGGCGCCCAGGTGCTCGCTGCGGCAGTTGCCGCGGCGCAGCCGGCCCAGCAGCTGGGTGCCGGTCAGGCCGCTGCCCGGGCCGCGCTGGGCGCCGCGGCTGGTGGCGGCACAGGCCCTGCCTCTGGCGACGTCGAACCCGCCGACGCTGATCTCGCTGACCTGGTCGGCCAGGTCGGCGATGACGCGCAAGGCCAGCAGCTGGCTGTACATCGCCAATTCGATGGTGCCGCGGTCGCGGTCGGCGCAGCGGCGCAGCTGCAGGGTGCTGTCGACCAGCTGGAAGTCGCAGTCCAGCCGCGCGGCGGTGCGGCGCAGGAAGGCCAGGTCGCTCTCGTCGACCTGCGTCCACAGGCCGGGCGTGGCAGGCAGGCCGCTCGCATCCAGCGTCAGGCCGTGGCGGCTGGCGATGTCGCGCGCCAGCTGTTCCAGCGTGCGGCTCTCGTGCAGGGCGCTGCGGCGGGCCTGGCGGGCGGCGAACAGGCCGTCCTCGGCCAGCAGCACCAGCTCGGGCGCACCGCCGATGCTGTAGACGCCCTCCAGCGCATGCACCTCGCCGTCGAAGAGCTTGCGCGGGCCGCTGGCGTCACCGGCATAGACCTCGATGCGGCTGCCCAGGCCCACCGGCCCGCCGGCGTCGAACAGGTGGTCGACCTGGTCGCCGATGCTGCCCCAGTTGCCCAGGCGCAGCACCAGGCTGGCCAACCCGCCCTCGGCCTCGCTGACGGTCATCGTGCGCAGCTGCTGGTCCACCGTGGCCAGCGGCTGGCCGTCGATGCGCACCGTCGGCCGGGCGCTGTAGGCCGGCAGGCTGGACACGGGGCGTTCGGTGGTCTCGGGCATGGTGGTGCCTCAATCCGCCTGCAGGCGCGCGGCGCGCTCGGCGGCCAGGGCCAGCTCGGCTTCCAGCCGGTGGGCGAAGGGGGCCGTCCAGGCCGTGACCGGGTCGCCGTCGCTGCCGGACGTGCCGCGCACCTGGTCGGCCGCCGCGGCCTCGGGCGGCGGCGTGTCGACGGTGAAGTCCTCGATGACGATGGGCATGGTGATGGTTCTCAGTCCTCGAAGCGCAGGCCGACGTCGGCGCGCAGGCCGGCGCCGGTGCCGGCACCGCCCTGGGTGTTGGCCCGGCCGTCGATGCCGAAGCTGGCACCGGCATCGGTGGGCAGGGCACGCGATGGCGCAGCGTTGACCAGGCGCGCCACGTCGAAGCGCAGCGCGGGTGCGGCCGGCACGGCCGATCCACCGGCGAAGCCGACCGCCGCCTGCAACTGCACGCCGCCGGTCACCGCCAGCGAGGCGCTGGCCGAAAAGCGCAGGCTGGCCTCGCCGTTGGCGCTGGCGATGGCGCGGGCCGCACGCAGGTCGCCACCCGCGGCGGCCAGGTCCGAGGCACCGCCCGGCAGCTCGACTGCGCCGCTGCGGGCCCGGCTGGCCGCGGCGGCGGCGGGGTTGTCGGCCTCCAGCGCACTGAACGCGCCAGGCTGCTCCTTCAGGCTCATCGCCACCTGGGCGCGCAGCGGCACGCCTTCGGCGGAAAAGAAGTCCAGCGTCTCGCGGTAGCCGTCGGCAATGCCGGTGAAGCAGAAGGTGCCCCACTCGAAGCGCAGCGACGGCGGCGTGTAGGGCGCGGCGCCGGCCGCGGGCGCGTCACCGCTGGCATCGGGGTCGCGCACGGCGGCGCGCAGGCGGCGGGTGATGCTGCGCACGTCGTCGCCGCTGTGGGTGGTGTCGAACAGCAGGTCCAGGCCCAGCTTGGCGCTGGTCTGCGTGGCCGTCTGTGACGTGCTGCCAGTGCCGCTCTGCGGACTGGTCGAATTGCTGATCTCCACCTGCAGCGAGGCGGGATTGAACTGCACCGGCACGGTGTCGAGCACGCTGCCGCCGCGCTTCAACACGATCTTGGCCTTGGCAACGGTCGGGGCGGTCATGCGTCGTGCTCCAGGCCTTCATGCACGATGTGCAGCTCCTCGATGCCCACGTCGGCACCGCGGGCGTTGAGGTCGCTGGCCTTGAACTTCACCGGCATCGCCCGCGCCAGGGTCCAGCCCATCACGCGCGCACCGGTGCTGTCGCGCAGCTCGATCTCGGCCCGCAAGCGGCTGGCGTAGCCACCCTGGCCCACCAGCTGGAACCACCACCACAGGTCGCGCGAGCGGGTGATGCCGCGCTTGAGCACCACGGTGGCGAAATTCACCGCGCCGGGCCGCTGCAGCTGGCCCCAGTTGCGCCCGCCCTCGCGGATGCTGCGTGGTTCCATCGTCGCTTCCAGGCCGGACAGCTCGCTGAACGCGCCCTGGCACAGCGTGGCCTCCTCGCCGGCACCGCCGCCGGCCTGGCCGTCGACCGCATCGCGGCGGAAGGCGACGTGGAAGTTGAAGACGCCCAGCGGCGTACCGACTGCCTCGGACGCGTGGCCGCCGCCGATGCGCACGCCGATGCCCAGGCTGAGGCCGACGCCGCTCATGGCAGCGTCTCCTCGTCCGGCTCGGGCACACGCACCGCGTCGTCCAGCGCCGCCGCGTCCTGCCAGTGCACGCTGCCGTCCTCGGCCAGGGCCAGGCTCACCCGCACCGATTCGATCGCCGCCTGCGGCGCGAATTCGACCTGCACCACGACACGGCCACCGTCGATGTCGTTCTGGGTGGTGGTGCCGCGGTCGCAGCGCACGGTGAAGGCGTCGTCGGCCGTGGCGCCGCGCAGCGCGCCGGCCTGCCAGTAGCGGGTCAGCAGGTCGGTGAAGCGGTCACGCACGCGGGCCCACAACGCCTCGCCCGCCGGCTCGAAGACCAGGGTGGCACCGACGATGCGCGCCGTGCGCAGCAGCTGGCCCAGCAGGCGCACAACACCGGCGCTGCGCCATTCACGCAGGGCCGACAGGCTGGGGTCGCTGAGCAGGCGGATGCCATCGGCCGTCGGCCCGAAGAGTGCAAAGACTTCGGCCAACGGCCAGTCGGCGCGGCTGGCGCCGGGGCGGCGCAGGTCGGCGCTGGTGCGGTTGCGGTCGGGCGCACGCCATTCCACGTCGCGCGGCTGCGGCTCGACCGCCATCACCCCCTGTGGCGCCTGGCCGCTGGCCGGGCGCACGGGGCCATGGGCCAGCACCGACGCAGCCACCAGGCCAGCCAGGGCGCCGTCGGGCGGCACCAGGCCTTCGGGCGTGCGCACGCTGCGCAGCGGCTTCAGCCAGGGCGTGGCGCACTGCACCTGGCTGGCCTCGATGCGCACGGCGCGGCCCAGCGCCTTGGCGGCCTGGCTGTCGCGCGTGGCCAGCGGCGCGGCCAGCAGCAGCATCACGTCGCGCCGCTGCCGGGCCAGCGTGGCGCGGATCTCGTCGACCAGGGTGTTCCAGCGGAAGAAGCCGTGGTCGTCCAGGCGCGGCGCCCGCAGCCGGCGCACGCCGTCGACCGCGGGCGTGGCGAACACCTCGGTGCCGCATTCGACGAACACCTCGGGCGCGGTGGGCGCCATGCGCGGGTCGCCCGGCAGCGGCGGTGGTGCGTCGATGCAGAACTCGGGCAGGTCGGGCACCAGCACCAGGGCCACCTCGTCCAGCGTCCAGGCCTGGCGGATGCCGGCCAGCAGGGTGGCGCGGCGCACGTCGCGGTCGGGCACCGCGCCCAGCGGCCAGGGCCGGCCCAGCGGCACGAACCAGGCCTTGCGTCCGCCGTTGGCGAAGAAGTCGCGCAGCGCCAGGCCACACCAGTCGTCGGCGGTCCCGGCCGAGTCCTTGACGGGCCGCGCATGCCAGTCGAACAGCGCATCGAAGGTCGGCCAGTCGTCGATGGGCAGTGGCAGGCCACGCAGGCTGCGGTCGGTCCAGTCGTGGGCCTCGTAGCGGCGGTCGGGCACATGGCCGTTGGCACGCAGCCATTCGGCGATGGGCCGTGGCACCACCGCGCCGGGCCGGCGCGTGGTCCAGCCGACGACCAGGGCGATGTCGGCACGCGCCGGGTGGGCGCGTGCGACAGGGCGGGTGGTCTCGAAGCTGAGGCCGCGCATGATGGCTGCCAGGCAGAGTCTCAGGCGGCTTCGATTTCCAGGCCCTCGGAGGACAGCACCAGCTCCTCCATCGCCACGTCGCCGCCGCCCTTGGCCGCCAGCGTGGGGCCGGTGTACTTCTGCGGGATGGCGTTGGCCAGCTTCCACACCTGCACCGGGTTGCGGGCCTCGTCGAGCAGGGTGATCGAGACGTTCTTCTGGCCCGCCACGCCTTCGTTGCGCACCTTCTTCACCCATTCCCACAACGAGACCGAGTTGACGATGCCGCGCTTGAGCGTGACGTCGCCCACCTTGTGCACGCCAGGGATCTTGCGCACATGGTTTTCCTTGTCGTTGCCGTACCGGTACTCGGCCACCGTGATCTCCGAGCCGAGGCCGGACACATCGGAGAAGCCGCCGAAGACTTCGGCGCCATCGAAGTTCACCAGGAAGTTGAACGCGCCGTAGGGGACGTTGCGGGCCATGGGTCAAACCTTTCGTCAGTCACCAACCAATCAAGCGACCCCCGCGGAACCGGCTTTGCCGGGCCGCTTGGGGGTGCCCCCTCGAGGGGGCGGCCGAAGGCCGTAGGGGGTGGGCCATCTAGTCGCGGGTGTCAGCGGTCTTCTGACCGATGCGGAAGATCACGAACTCGGCCGGCTTGATCGCGGCCACGCCGATCTGGCAGACCAGGCGGCCGTTGTCGAGGTCGTTCTGGGTCATCGTCGAGCGGTCGCAGCGCACGAAGAAGGCTTCCTCGGGCTTGGCGCCCAGCAGGGCGCCGTTGCGCCACTCGTTGTAGAGGAAGGCGGCGATGGTCTCGCGGATGTTGGCCCACAGCCGTTCGCCGTTGGGTTCGAACACCGCCCACTGCGTGCTGCGGTCGATCGAGGCTTCCAGGTAATTGAAGTAGCGCCGGATGTTCACGTACTTCCATTCCGGGTCGCTGCTGGCGGTGCGGGCACCCCAGACGCGGTAGCCCCGGCCCGGGAAGAAGCGCAGGCAGTTCACACCCAGCGGGTTGAGCATTTCCTGCTCGCCGAAGCTGATCTCGCGCTCGAAGCGCAGCGCACCGCGCACCACCTCGTTGGCCGGCGCCTTCCACACGCCGCGCTGGATGTCGTTGCGCGCGTAGATGCCGCAGAGGAAGCCCGAGGGCGGCAGGGCAATCTCGCGCGGGATGTCCTCACGGCCCGGGCGCGCGTTGGGATTGGCGATCACCACCCACGGGTAGTACAGCGCGGCGTACTTGCTGTCGATGGTCGAGCGTGCATCACGTGCAGCGCCGGCATTGAGCCGCTCATCGGTGTCCAGCACCGCGATGCGGTACATCCGCCGGCCCTCGGCATGGCTGATCAGCGCATTGCGGATCGCGTCGCGCCCGGTGAAGGCGCTGCTGCCGGGCGCCGCGACGATGGCGATGTCGTCGATCTTGGCCAGCGCCGCCAGCGCCGGCACGTACGCCGCTTCACCGGGCATCGCCCCGTCGTCACCGCCGGTCAGACCGAAGCTGCCGCGGCGGCCGTTGCGGCGCAGCGCGGCGGTGGCGGCGGCATCGCCAGCCACGGCGTTCTGCGCATCGGGGAACAGTGCGTCGAGCAACTGGCGGGCGTTCACGCCGCTGCCCAGGCGGATGGCGTAGAGGTTCTCGGTCTGGTCGGCGCGGCGGTTGGGCATCTCGGCCATCACCGTGCCCACCCAGCGCGGGTGCTGGTTGTCCAGGCCCAGGTCGTCGATGGCCAGCGTGCCGCCATCGGCGTCGGTGGTGATCACCGCCAGCGTCACCAGCGAGGCATTGGCCGGGCTGGCCGGTGCCGCATCGGCCGCCACGCTGCCGTCGTCGCCCATCGGCAGCCAGCCGGCCGCCCGCTTCACGAAGTAGGTGAACGGCCCGGCGCCGGTGCGCGCCAGCGAGCCCACCGGCGCGCTGTCGAGCACCCGCTGCGGCGCCGGGGCGACGATCTCGCGCGTCTGGATGCCGCGCAGCGCGGGCTGCTCGTTGGTGGGCACCGCGCCGTTGCCGCAGCGCCCGGGGAAGCGGGCGGCAAAGCGGATGCGGTTGACGTCACTCTCGGCCGGCAGCGCCGCGCCGACGCGCAGGTCGGCCGTCTGCGCGGTGCCGGCAGCGCCGGCATTGGCCGCATACACCCGCGCCACGTACAGCCGCGAGCCGCCTTCGTTGAAGTAGGCGCGCACCGCATGCGCCAGGAAGTTGATCGGCCGGAAGTCCGCCGCGTTGGCCACCGCCAGGTTCAGGTCGGCAAAGCCGCCGTAGATGCGCTCGAAGTCGGCATAGCTGGTCAGGATCTCGGGCAGCAGCTCGGCCGTGGCGACCGGGCCCTTGCGCGTGGGGCCGGCGAAGGCCGTGGTGCTGGTGCCCACGCCCTCGATGGACTTGGCGCGAAAGCTCGTCTCTTCGACATAGACACCGGGAGCCAGGTATTCGGGCACGTTGATCTCCTTCAGAACACGCTTCAGGGCAGGTTCAGCGCGAGGGTTTCGATGCGGCCGCTGGCCATCGTGCGGGCCACCGTCAGCCGGGCGATGCCCAGGCCCAGGGGCGGGTCGGCCATGTCGGCCAGCACATCGGGGTCGACCAGGCCGCCAGCGGCCAGGCCGGCGTCCACGCTGACCACGATCTCGACCGGGATCTCGCGCTCGACCACCAGTTCGTCCTGGCCCGGGCGCACCTGGGCCACGCCGACGACGGCCACCAGGGCCTCGCCGCGGCCATCGGTCATGCCGCGGCCGAGCACCACGGGCGGGTCGTCGGGATTGGCCAGCGGGCTGCGCACGCGCACTGCCGCTTGCGGCGCAGGCAGGCCGGCGCGGGTGACGGCCAGGCGCAGCGCCGCCCAGGTCGACAGCAAAGGCTGCGCGGGCGACGGGTCCAGCACCACCTCGACCGCGGAAAAAGGCGTGGCCGCTGGCTGGCGCGGCAAGGTCAGCGCAAAGCGGCGCGCCAGGAAGCGGCCCAGCGGGTCGGCGACGCGGCCGGTCAGGCTGCGCTGCGGCGGCACCGGCACAGGGTGTAAGGCGTTCT